AGAACTGGACAGATGATATGCACAACCTCTATTCTGGTGCACTATATTCTAGCTAGACATAGTGTTCGACCGAAAAACCGTGAAACGTTGTGAGTCGGCTCCTATAACCGCAGTGCAACGTGTATCGTCTGTTCAACTGGTAGCACTAACGCACCTTTTATCTTAGAGAAGAAAATTTTGTATGCATATTTTTGTTATTCTAATACCCAAAACAACTATCATTTAGTGCTATCAACTGGCAATACAAAAAATACTGGACTGCGAAAGTAATCGTAGCAGGTGTCGATAGCCTTTGTGTTGTCAACTGGCTATATAAGTGGTTTGTAAAGTACGAATTTAGATGGCTCGACCATTTCACCCAGCAGAGAAGCTGGTAATGAGGTAACTCTCGATGAATCAAAAACTCAACACTTGTCAAATCATCACCTTATATAGCCGATACTGGCAATAGTTGAAATATCTATCGTAACGAGATAGCTCTATGTGCGAGATTGTGTACCGAAGTGTTCGCCTGACCGTCAGGAATTAAAAGAAGCAATCTTAAATTATCCACCGCTATTGTCAGTGCCAGTTCTGCTGTTGAATAAAAAAAGAGAGGAGTGTTTTACTCCTCTTCTTTATCATTCTCTGGAATATAATTCGTTTGTTGATAGCCCGCAAGTCCATCTGCCACTAGAAGTTCTAATGCTCTACCTTCAGATACATTTTCATTCTCAGTCACAATCTTCATAGCCTCTTTAATAATTGTTAGCTGATCATCTGTCACCTTAACATTAAGGGTTTTCATTTTAGGTGTATCGTCATCTTCTTCTTGTTCAGAGTCCTCATACGCATTATCGAAATCGAAAGCACAGAGTTCTTTAAAATCTTCCATCTGTTTTTCAGAGTATGGTAATTCAATACCTATCTCATTCAATTCTATAGCGAGTGGAGCTAATTGGATTTGATCAAATTGAACACTTACTTCAGCCCAAATAGTCTTTGCTTTAGCATCTTCTTCAGATATAAAACCTAAGTTGTATACAGGAATTTCCTTGTAACCTAGATCTTGAGCTGCTGTAGCCCGTTGTTCACCATCAACAATAGTAAAGCCGTCTTCACCTTCTACTTGGCGAACGATAACTGGTGACATGAATCCATTAAGAGAAATGCTTTCCTTAACTTTTTCATATTCTGCTGTACGTTTTTCTTTCGGATTGTAATCATTGAGATGTACATCTGAAATAGGCACTATACTTACGTTTTTAGGGTTGAATGTGTGTTTAGTAATGTTTGTCATTTGTATTCCTCTCTTTATTCTGGGTGTTTTATCCCACGATTAGCCCACAACCTAGTGACGAAGTGGGCAGCTTTCATATACTCTTTAGTATTGTGCATATTCAACTCTCTATAATTAGCAGTATGAGCCTTCATAAATAGTATATTGTCACTATTCTTTGTTTTTGTACTTTGCACTAATTTGTGAGAAGCAGGATCGAAAGTTATAAGTCTTCTATACATTCCACCCGTAAGCCAACTGGTCGCGTCTACAGAGTAAAATGGGTATCGCAACCAAGCCCAATAGCCGTTTACTCCGAACCCGTGTACTTTTACGTCTTTACCAATTATCCTGAAACATTTATCTAGGTGTTTTTTCATTAATGGCACATTCATAGAAATAGGCACTAACCCCCCCAGAGCAATATAGTCGTACTTCTTTACCATACGCTCAAGCTCTGCATAGTCACTACCGTGGTGAAAAGTTGGCAATGGATGCAAACCTTTAGATTCCATGTATTCTACATTTTGACGTGTACCTTTACTATCTCCAATAACATCCAAACCAGCATATGTAGTGATCCATTTTTCATTCCTTTTAATGAAGTTTATGTAGTCATCAATATCTATCACTTCACCTTTAGTAAAGGCAGAAAACGCACCAGAGTCAAGGAATAGGTCCTTACCTAGAAGTCCTCGCTCTTTATGCCAAGCTTGGTAATCTTTTTTCTTAAAATATAAATAGCTTTCAAGAAGATTCTTAGTACCTGTACATTCACTTATCTCTGTGTCTGTAGAATACCCTGCAAAGTATAGTTTCATTTTACCTCTTCTCGTACTCAATTGGATCTACTGCATTGTTATCCTCAAAAGCCTCTAAGCGTTCAATACAAGATCCACAAGCACCACACGCCTTTTCCTTACCCCTATAACAGGTCCAAGCATCTGAATAATCCGCACCGATTTCCAAACCTCTTCGTACAATATCACCTTTACTCATATCTACGTATGGGGCTATTATTTCAACTTTCCAATAGTCTGCTATTTTAGCTACCTCATTAAGTTTTTCAATAAACTCTGGTCGACAATCTGGATAGATATCGTGATCCCCTGAATGAACACCTATTGCTACTTTATGAGCTTGTATTTCTGAAGCTAGAGAGATCGCAATACTAGACATAATTAAATTCCTAGCTGGCACGACAGTACTTTTCATACTCTCTTCTCGGTAATCACCTTCAGGAATATCTATATTATTTTTAGCAATTAGGCTAGTTTTTGAGAGCATATCAGACATGAATGAAATATCTATCAACCTGTGAGGAATATTTAATTTTTCAGTAGTCCTTCGAGCAAAGTCTAATTCCTTTGAATGTCTTTGTTTGTAAAAGAAACTAACTGCCTCAACCTCATAACCTTGATGCACCATGTCATACAAAAGAGTAGTGCTGTCTAGTCCACCAGATAAAATGACTAATACTTTCTTATTTTTTTTCATTATATAGCTCCTTTAGCCTTTTAATGTGTACTCCTAATAAAATACCGTTGAGTAACCAAACCGAGATAGAGGAGATCAGAAAGCCGTATATAACAAATAAACTTGCCCCTACAATATTAAACTTCCTAATATTAATCTCTGACTTTTGAAGAAATGAGATTAAGACGAATAAAGTAGCTATTAAACCGATTAATTCAATCATTATTTAAGCTCCTTAGCTTTTGCTACAAGTCGAGTAGTGATTGGTAAAAAGATAGCTTCAAATAGAGTCTTAGTGCTTGCTTGGATAACAATCATTGATAACATTACACCTAGTGGCAGTACGCCTGAAAACATAATTGTAACGAAGAAAATACTATCAGCAGATTCGCCGAAAATAGTAGATAACACTGCACGGAGTTTGAATTTCTCTTCTCCGTGCTTCTTATGCATGTAATCCATAACCTTTGCATTGACAAACCCTCCCATTAAGTATGCCGCAAGGCTAGCTACTAAGGCTCTGAAAGATGTACCTAAGATAGTTTGATATGCTTGTGCCGTACTAATCATATAGTCTGGGGCGGGAAGAGTGTTTGCAAGCCAATATAGAGCAACGGCTATCAAGTTTATAACAAACCCTAACCAAATTATCATTGACACTTTTTTAAAGCCATAAACCTCAGCCAGGATGTCGTTAACAATAAAAGTAACAGGAAATATAAATACCCCTGCAGTTAATGTTAACCCCCAGAAGCCTAGATCGAAAACTCTTCCTGCTAGGATGTTAGAAAGCACTAAAGCACCAGCGAATACGCCAGACAAAAGAGCTAGTAGTGTTGATTTATCAAGTTTATTTTTCATTGCCTCTTCCTATTTATTAATCATTGACAGGAACTCTTGTCGTGTATTTAGATTGTCTTTGAATACTCCTGTTAACTTCGTAGTAATTGTGTTAGCTTCTGAACACTTTACTCCACGCCAAGCCATACAACCGTGAGTAGCTTTCATGTAAACTGCCACACCAAGTGGTTTCAACTCTTTTTCAAGAATAGTCGCAATGTCGTTTGTAATTTCTTCTTGAACTCCGAAACGCTTTGAAGTTTCTTTAACGCACCTAGCAAGCTTAGAAAGTCCTACGATTTTTTCACCTGGGACATATGCAACCCAAGCCTCACCCTGGAATGGGTATGTATGATGAGCACAGCTCGAAATGAACTTGATAGGACCTTGGATCACCATTCCTTTATCTTCTTTGTCTGGATTGTCAAAAGATGTATAAGAAAACTCTTGTGGAGTTGTCATCTCTTCCATTGCTTTAATATAACGTTCTGGCGTTTTTGCCATATCAGGGCGAACTTTACTTTCACCTTTAGACAAGTATTCCAATACCTTGTCCATACTTTGGACTGCTTCTTCTCTCGTAACCATATTAACTCCTTAATTTTACGACGGCTGAACACTTAGTAGTTTCTTCAACCTTTACTCTTACTAATTTCGCTCCAGTTCCTTGTAATTGCTCTGGACCAACCACATTCAATAGATGAGCACCTATATTTTCTGCTGTAGGATTGAACGGAACAATACATACACCATCTGGAGTAGCTTTTTCAAAGAATCCTCGATGGGGATCCTTCTCCCAAATTAAAGTCTTGTGGTCGTAATTTTCCTCAATCCAATTACATAGAAGATTTCCGATTATACCGAAATCCATAACCATTCCATCTTCTTTGACTTCGCCCTCAACTGTAAAGTGAATCACATAATTATGACCGTGATAACTTCGTTCACATTTTCCACCTTGACCTATAACGCGATGTCCAGCACAGATCTCATGAAACTTGGTTGCTTGAACTGTTGTATCTTCGTACATTTATACTCCTCTTTTATCACCCCAGCGATTAATATGTTCACGTGTACTGAAGTTCATATTTAATGTCTGTGCTAATTCTTTTACTAGTGGTTCAGTTTCGGCTAGTTCCTCTCTTGTTCTGCCGAGAGGCATTAAGAATACTCGATCCGCAGGAACTTCATATTCATCTAGAAGTGTAAGGATTTCTTCCACATCCTGTTCACTGGATACTACAAACTTAAAGTCTGCATTCGGTAATTCTGTAAACTTTTGCAGGGCTTTTGCCTTGATCCGTCGTCTTTCTGAATCGCCAGAGTTACTCAATTTCGGAGATACATTCCATTGATTTACTAATTCAGCCATTTCGTCATTTGGGCGAATAGTTCCATTGGTTTCGATTTCCACATAAAAATCAGGATTTTCATTTCGCAATTTCTTTATGAAAGCAGGTAGAACTCTTTGTTGTAAGAGTGGTTCTCCTCCTGTTATAACGATATGAGGTTCATCATAACTCTTTACAGATTCAACTAGACTGTCTATAGAAACTTGAGTTTGGTTTTCTGCTCTATCGTAAACAACACCATCCTCATGTTGGTTGGCTTTACTCTGTGTGTAGCACCAAGATTGTGGGCTATCACACCAGCTACATGCAAGTGAGCATTCACTCAATCGACAGAATACGACATCTTGACCAAGGTTTCGTCCTTCACCTTGAATGCTATGAAAGATTTCAGGCTGTCCATTTAAGACAGTCATTTTTAATGCTTCTTTTTCAACTCCTATTGGAGTAATAGGTATAAATTGTTTTTCCATTTCCCCTCATTCGTTTTAGTTTTGACTATTAGATAGAAAGTTTTAGTTTCCAAGGGTGAAACTCTTTTCTAGACACATTATATCAAATCAGATATCTCACCCTTGACAATTCAACTTAAAAAGGTATATCGTCTAGTGAAACAGGCTCGCCCATAAGCTTTTCAGCTTGACTTGCTGCTACAGAGTCGGAATCTCGTTTTTCAATGAATTGTAATTCACGAACTAAGACCCCAAGTTTAGACCGTTTCTGTCCGTCTTTTTCCCAACTTTCCTGCTCTAATTCACCAACAACCAATAGACGTTGCCCCTTGCCTACATATTTAGACACTAATTCACCAGTTTTTTCCCAAGCCTTACAATCGATGAAATTCGTCTTATCTCCGAATCCGTTGACTGCTAGCGTGAAAGAACAGATATTCTTTCCTGAGGCTGTGGTTTTTAATTCAGGATCTTTAGTTAGCCTACCCATTAATGTTACGTTGTTAAAGTCTTTAGCCATCTCTATTCCTCCTTGGCTTAATTTAATACTATATCTATTATACCTTTTTTTCTGATTTTTGGGAAGATTCATCCAATTTCTTGAGGGCTTCCTTGTAATCGCTGACGGCTTTTTCGGCACGACTTAATTCCAGCTCGTAGTAAGCTTTAGTAACTGCATCACGATCTAGATGTTTAGCTGAAGCTTCTAGGGCAAACAATAAGTCTTCTACACTATCTTTGGTCCACATTAACGGTTTAAGCGATTGATGAGGTACATTGATTTGTGCTGAATAGTAAATCTTCTCTCCACCATCTAATGAGCTTTTAGAGGCTTGCACAATCCATTCTAGTTCTTTATCTTTAAACCGTTTCGCAATCTTCTTAAGTAATTTTTCTGCTTTTGTAAATTCTTCTTGTGTCATGATTAATTATCCTTACCCTCTAAGTATTCAACAATCTTATTTTTAATATCCTTATTTTCAAGCATCACTTGACAGATCAGCTCGATTCCTCGTGATGTTACTACTCCAGAGTCATTGATAACTCGGTGCTTTTTAAGCAGAGCAGTTTCCTTGTCTTGTTGACTTTCTACATACTCTCGTGCAAGTGTTTTGCTTGATTCTTGACATGGACATTCTTCCATATATTTTTCCTCCTTGTTACTGTTTATAATTTTAACTAGACTTTTACCATTGAAAATGATGCTATCAGCTTTGCAATAACGTAAAAACTCATCATCAATATTAATGTCAATTGCTTCTATTTCATAACCAAGTGCTTTATTCATAGACTCCTCCCTATTATTGGTTCAATAATATCATTGCTTAGTAGAATAAAATCTTTCATTTCTATTGCTCGCAACATAAGAGTTGTGAGCTCTTCTCTGGTAAAGGTTCCTACAACTTTGTTACGTTTTGTGTCGGTTACCTTGATTATGTCTTTCTCTGGACACCGAATCGAAATAGTTTCACCAGAAATTAGCGAGAACTCTTTGAGGGATTTTTCTATTTCTAATACCATAAACCCCTTATATTTTTAGCTACCCAGTGGATTGCCCATTTCACCTCTTGTAATTGTCGCCCAGAGGCAGGCTCGGAAGCATAATGTACAGATTCGTATTGTGATAGAGCTTTATATGCACGCTCCATTTCTGCTTTGTACTTAAGATCCTCTTCTCTAGGCTGGAAAACCTCGTGTTGTTCATCTAGCCACTTTAAATGCCACTTTAAGTGTTGAGCTAACATATCACAAATAGTTATATCTGAGTTCCAAGCATCTTTGGCAGGCACTTTACCTTGTTTTCGAAGTCTGTTTGCTTTAATATTTCTTGGACGATTCTTAACCCATTTCCAAGCTCTATAGACTGGACCAGGTATTCGATCGAAAAGCCACCAATACAATTCACTATGTTTTTTCATTTTTCTCCTTTACACATACTATATTTAAAAATCGTCATAAGGGTTACCAACTTGTGCTACTCTTAAACCTAATTCACGCCACATATTGCATACTTTAGGGCGGTCGTCAATTACACCTAGGACTGCCCAATTGTCCTCGATATGCTTTTGGTACAATTCTTTCTTAACAATATCGTCAGGTCGTGTGTCGCCTTCAGCCCGCATGAATAAGTGTTTGTAATCGAACATATTTCTACGTAGCCACGATTCAGTATCTTTCCTTGCATTTTCACTTCGCCCAGACATAATAATCACATCTAAGTATTCGTGCATATCGGCAGTTGAAATAGCGTCTAGTAAAAATCCTACAAACGGATCGGGTGTGTCCTCTCCTACTCTTTTCATATCGTAAAAACTTCGCCCTGAGGTATTTATAGCTAAAGTTCCATCAATGTCCACTAGAATGGCTCTACGCAATTTCCACAGAGGGTAACGCTCTAATTCAGCAGGTTTATATGGCTTTATCCACCTGTAATACATTGAATAAATAACATTCTGACCTACGCTATTCGGACGCTTTAAATCTCGCTCAATACAGGTTTTAATTGGCACTTCCAAAAATGAGGTGTCTTTTTCAAACCTGATATTAAACTCACGAGCAATTGCACGAATAGACCGTTCGTGTATAGGATTGAGATTGGTGTCATCTACTACCACATTTTTTCCATCTTGTAAGGCTTGGCGAATAAGAAAGTTGCGAGTTCGAATAACTTCCTTTTCTTTCTTTCTAGTGTAGTGTTCCATATTCGCACGAATATCATCTTTACAGATTCGTACCCAGCCCTCTTTTTCAAGTTCTTTGGCTTTTGTTGTTTTTCCTGACGCAGGAAGCCCAACGTGCATTCTAATTGTTTGTGTCATTTTTGTTCTCCTTTTTAAAAACTATCGCCTGAGGTAGAACCATATTTCTAAACCCAATTCTACGTAATGCGATTCCTCTCATAAGACCAGAGTTTTGATCTAATAAGTAATTACTTATAGTAGTTAAAAATACAGGTACTGGACAAGTATCCACAGACATAGGTTCTTTTATTGGTGAGTCTTTTATTGGTCGAGGATTGTCATCATAAATGTCTGTAACATAATATTTTTCTCCTTCACAATACGGAGATATGAAACCGTATCCTTTTGTGTATAGTGAAGCTTGGTTCAGATGGTAAACTACATTATCTTCTAAGGTATAGTTAGAATCTATCCAAATTAATCTAGTGTGTGGGCTAAACCTATTGAAACAGGTAAATAGTTTACTTTTAGACTTTAGAAATATCTCTGTTGACCAGTAAGGGATTCTTTTCTGTAATTCTTCAATATTTTCTCTTAACTGAACTAATTGATTAGCATCGTTGCTCATAATAAATACATGACAATCACCTCTTACCTGATATATATCTGAAAAGAGTTGGAAGATGTCTTCTAATGAACCTCCTTTATGTATTTGAACAACGAAAACATAATCCATTATCTACTTGACTTCCTCTTTTTGATTCATAATTTCTTGGTAGGCTTTTTCATATTGGTCCAATCGGAAAGTACCTTCTTCAAGATTATTGTTTTGTGCTATTAAAATAGCTTCATTGATATCTTTCACCCGACATGCTCCACTTAACCTAGCACGAATAGCTACATCTTCATCATCTGTAATAACAAAATCAAAGTCTTCGTACATTTTTGGATCATCAATATTTTTAACCTTATTCAACTCTACATGACTTAATGTCGCTAAGAATGGGGATTTATATCCATAAATACGAAACTTTACGTGACTTAGATCCGCTATAAGTTGCTCTGTAAAACCATCAAGTTCTTTACCATAAATTAAGAATCGAATATGGTCTGGCTTTTGCATAACATTCTTGAAGAATGCTTGATGATTAACCGTTTTCATATCTGTATTCTTGTCCACCTTTCTAACTAGTAAATTGTTATGCTTCAAGTATAATGTATTGCCCATAAAAAAGCAAGGGAGTGCTTCTCTCCCCTGCTCGTGCCACAACACACACTAGTCTTCTGACAAGATTTGTAGAAGCATATACTTCTTCTCTTGTCTATTTAATAATAATGGATACGGCTTAAAAAATCAATCGTCTTTTGAGTTTTTAGCCTCTTCTAATTCCGATTCTAGTATTTGTAATACTTGATTGACGGTTTTATCATCCATACAACATCACTCCTTTGACACTTTATTTTAGTATATCAATTCGCAATGTTTCGATAAAATGATTTGAGCCTTCCGTGATAATCCAGCTCTTCTCTTTCTTCTTTGGTAAGTGGACGAGTAACATATCCATGACAATTCCGACATTGAAGTTGAATTGCATTAATTTGAGCTCCAGTTTTTCTGTACGCTTTAATAGAGAACTCTGATTGGTGCATACAACGTGGGCAGATATCTTCTCGCCCTGCCGACAATGCTCCATTCGGATGGTTGGTTGCAAACGGTAGAAGTTTCTTATAGATCTTTTCCAACAAAACGACATCTTGAATATTGTAGCGGGCTAATTTTTTCCAAGCTTTTTCATCATTATGAATTAAACAATCATACCAAACATCATGATTAGTAATAGCTGTTTTCTGACCTACACCTAGTAACTGTCCTAGGTAGTCTAGTTTGTTATTATCAAGCTTGAAGTATCTCCTAGCGGTTTGTAATGTACAAAAGGTTTTATACCAACTAGCAGGAGTTAAACCGTGTCTTAAGAAAAATGCGTTTGCCATCTTTTGATCGAATTTAACATTATGGGCTACAAAGACTTCGCATTCATCAATGAGATTCCATAATTCTTTAACTAGTAATGAATCATCGCCTTGTTGTACGGTTGCTCTATCGTGTAAGGTTAAGCAATGAGTTTCTTCTTCCCCCAGCCATTTCCAAGCAAAAGATAATAGTACAGGTGGTCGTTCGACTTTTATGACATTTGTTTGCCACTGACCATAAGAGTAACCTAGAGTTGGGCTACAGTTGCCAGTAACCAAGACTTTTTGTCCGCCCTTAACGATTATCATGTGAGTAGGGACTTCAACACAATAAACGGTTTCATCAACTTGTCTTACTGACTTCTTAAAGCTACGAATATCTCCTGTATTAGTCTTGCCTATAGTTACCTTGTATCCTGATCCATTTCTACAATAAGTAGCCATCTTATTATTCATAACTGCTACATCGCGAACGAACTCAATATTATCCAGCTGTCCACAAGAGTAAGAAATCTGCCTAAGACCAGAGGGATACGTTTTAATACTTCCATCCCATAGAGCAATCTCTTCAATGAAGTCTTCACCACATTCACTCACCTTAAACCAGGTATCCAGACTTTTCGTCATCTGAATTGGAGTATATACTGCGAATAAAGTGTCTACTTGTCCTGTCTTTCTACGGTGAATTGTTTTACGCCATCGCAAATCTGTCTGTGTCAAGATCTGCTCCATTCGCTCAATCTTACGAGCTTTTCTAAATGTCATAGTCCAGTATGCAAGTGGTTCACCTGATTTGTCAAACCTTCTAACCCCTTCGTTTACTCGATATGCATCAGCCTGTAGAGCAATCGCCAACCTGTCTAGAGCAGATAATTTCTTAGTCTTCTTATTTTGTCCAGCATACATGGTAATCCCCGTATTCGGAGATTCTTTAGCTAGGTATGTAAATATTTTACCCGAACTAACACTTCTAGCCACCATTGTATGGTTTTCAGTGGCAGTGATAGTTCCCATACTAGTCTTAAAATCAACCACATTGCCGTTATAGTGCTTTTTTATCTTATGTGTAGGCTTTACAAATGTAATTGTTCCGTCTTCGTGGTATTGAGCCACCTTTTCATCTTTAAGCTTGTCAAAACGTACGAAACCATCTTCGGTAAGCACTTCTGTGCTACCTACGAAACATTCGAGATCCACCATAAGCACTTTAGCCTCACGCTCAAAACTCTTGTATTGTTTTTTATCAACTTCTTGATTTGTTTTTTTCACAAAAACCCCCTCCTCACAGGCATTTAATCACATACTTGAAATTATGTCAAGGGGTTTTCTAGATTTTCAATAATTATTTCTACTCCGAAGTTCTTTGAATCGAAACCTACCAGCTGAGCTTCTAATTTTTGAACAGTTAAGCAATTATCATCAGTTATTATTTTTGAGTCTTTTAGTGTATCAAGTAAAGTACTTATAGAATTGTCTAAATCCTTGTGTATGCGAGTTTTATGAGTAAAGAGGAAAGTTATACTAACTGGACCGTTAAATCGCGGTAGAGAGGCTTTAAACGCCAAACTAGCACCCTTTTTCCATTCTGTGACTTTACTATCTGTCACTAGAATAGGTGAACCAGTCCGTCTATTGCGGAATATACGTTTTGAGTTCTTTTGTGATGGCACAGAGCCGTGTAGAAACATTTTTGCTTTCATAATAAAACTCTTTAGTGGACACTGGTGAGGCAACCTACTTCTAGGCTTACTCACATAAAGACGGTGTGCAATAGTTTTGAATCTGTTCTGACTTTATTTAACCGTCCGTCAATCAGCAACTATTTCTAGTATTTAGCCCCTTTCTCTTAACAATACTCCAGGGTATAGGATTTCTCCTGCCGATAGGTTTTCGCCTTGCACCCAGCGTATTAAACTACAGTGCCCGCTAAAAAGTTCTATATTAAAGTTCTACGAGTTTATCGCCTTTTACTTTCACCTTGACAATCTTATTATCTGTAGCTCCCTCGGTAGTCTGTAAAATATTCACTATCAAGGTTGCATAACCTGCTAAATCTCGCCAACTATCTATGAAGTTCGGATCGCCATTCAATATTCGACCAATCTTGTGAGCTATCATATCTAGCGACTCTTTTTGCGGGTCAGACAAGGATTGCCATTTAGCTGAACTCAACATTACATTCTTTATGCTTTGAGCTGTATGAGCGTGGTCTTTATAATCACCATTACTGTTCTTACGCTCAGCTAAAGTCTGCTCTATATCGTTCATATTTTCATTATACAGTAAATAATTTTGATGTCAAGGGTTTTATTCGCAACCGTCACAAATAGTCAAACTTGCTGGGTCAACTGGTGCAGATACAGTGCCATTTTTCTTTGCTTGTTCTTCGGCTACTTCTTGGGCTTTTTTCAACGCCGCGTCAATAGCACTTAATTTTTCTTCTAATGTCATGTCGTCATTAATGATTGCGTTGGCGTTCATGTATACCCTTTCATTCAATTATTTAGAATTACAAGTATAGCAAGTCTTGACAGTATTATCGTGTGATATCGTAATGAAAAAGGTAGAGGTTGCCGCTAATCTGTTTCCTCATTAATTTGTTAGTCTAACTCCAATATATAGATGAAAATCCAAATCCATATATAGATGCTATGCGACTTCTTTTCCAATTTATGGCTCGGAGTGTAGGCTACGATCCTACGTTACCAGGTTCAAAGCCTGGCGTTCTACCAGCTAAACTAACTCCGATTATGGTAGCAGGAGTTGGGATTGAACCAACGTTCTCTTGCTTATGAGGCAAGCGAGATAACCACTTCTCCATCCTGCTTTATGGTGTCTTCGTCTAGATTCGAACTAGAGCCCTTTGCATTTTCAGTGCAACGCTCTACCAACTGAGCTACAAAGACATATGGCTCCACCAGTTGGGTTCGAACCAACAAACCCCTTCGTTAACAGCGAAGTGCTCTACCTATTGAGCTATGGTGGAATACTTGGCAGGAGAGCAAGGTATTGCACCCTGTTCTGAGGTTTTGGAAACCTCCGTGTTAACTTTTGACACCACTCTCCTATTGTTAAGGTTCTTAAAAACCAGTCCTATTTTTGGGACTGGCTTGCGGATAGTTTTTGTTTTTTCACAACCACTATGAGCAAGACACCTCACGGGATTGGGTCTGATTAAATTGCAAGTTGTTTAACCAAGTCTTACTCATAACTTGCATTATATCACAACTGTTTTAAAGTACAAGTAGATTGGTTTTATCTATTTAGAAGTTCTTGTTTTTTCCTCTTAAAGGCTTCGTATCCTTCAGCATATTTAACTTCTCGTCTATCTGTGGAGTTACTAGAATTTAAAGTTTTCTGATTTGGATTGCTAGTCCAAATGTCTTTTACTTCAGCAATGGTAGATGTACGAATTATATGCCCATTAGGTCTGTCGATAGTTACGAATGGAGTTTTATTAAGGATACCTTGACGAATAATGTCGCCCTGTTCTTTTGAAACGGTTATTGTTTTCCCCGTGATGGTTGTGATTTCTGTTGCTTTCATATTTCCAATTATAATTTGCTATTTAGCAAAAATCAACTACCAACCAGCAATTCCACCAGATTGCTTATCTCGCAGGTTAGTTACCCACGATCCGATTGCGACTCGTTTGCTGTAAATATCCAGGGCTTCGAGTATACGAGGTTTGAACCCGTCATCTGGTAAAGTTGGGTAAATGTTGATTATGAATTGTAGGTATTTAAGAGAATCTTCTTCTCCTAGCTCCTGTTTAAGTTGATTGATTTTAGCTCTTACATTATTGTGATTTCTTACTGGTAGTTTAAGCGTCTTAATCGTTTCATAGTAGACTTTAGCTACTTCGTCGGTTGATTGTTTCTTAACAATTTCTTTTGATGGTTGAGCTATTTCTGGGGCAGGTTCTTCTGTCCCAAGTTTATTGTTTAATTCTTTATTGTTTAGTTCTTTATTATTATATATTATATTACCCTGATTTGATCCATATGGATCATTTCCACATGGATTATATCCACATGGATTTTTTCCGTATGGTTCCTTCGTGGACTGGGATTCCACGGACTGGTACTGGTTGTCATTATTTGTCTTTTCCCGATCTGGATACATCGTAGTAACAGTAACGACATATCTTCCGTCTGGTCCTTTGTGTCGTTCCCATATAAGAAAGCTAGCTTCAACTAACTCATCAATGCCAGCTTTAATTGAGTATTCTTTATCTGTAAATAATTGACTAAGACCCTTGATGCTAAAGTTCCAGCCCTCAGGAAGTGATATTATCTGCAGAAATAGACCTGTTGCTCTGGTTGATAGTTTAGCTCGTAATAACTGGTTAGAAACTACTGTGAAATCTTTATCTATCTTATGTTTAAGTATATTACCCATATGTTACCCCCTCAGGTTCAATATTGCCCTATTTATCGTTTCACTCTTTCATGAAATTTGAATTAATTATTTCTTAATTCGTATACTGAATAGAAATGTCCCTTACTATCTTTCTTCTTACTCCTACGCAACCATCCAGCCGCCTCTAACTCTCTTAAACCACTTTCTACACTTGAGATTCCATCTTTGTTCATATCTGCTAACACGGAAGCTGATATACGACCACCTGTAGCAAGAACTTGAGCTATACACACGTATAAACCTATTGCTTTAGACGATAAGCTCCCATTAAATATTTGATTTGACACTATTGTAACGTCGTTATCTGTTCCGTTTTCAAATGTATTGTTCATATATTTACCTTTCTAGCTAAGTTATTTTACTCTATATTGCACGCTCTCGATGTCGTTTTCTTTAATAGTCCTAATGTCAAGATAGCCTAATTTAACTAAATTATCTAATGCCTTTTGAGCCTGTTTTTCAGTTAAGCCTGTTAGATCAGTCCATACATCTGAACTATACGAAACATATCCATTTTCTGTCATGCCTGCTTGCTTTATAGTGTTTAAGATTATGGCTTCCGCAAGCCCAATCTCTTTAGCAAGTGCTACATTGTAGGTAACAACCATTCCTGTCTTTAATATTTCTTCTATTGTCATTCCAAGTTTTCCCTCCTTGACTTATTACTTGTGTTTTTAATTATAAGCCATTTGGCTAAAAAAATAAACGAAACGGGTTGATTTAATTTTTGTAATTTGTTATTATAAATACATAAAAAGGAGGCAAATTATGGAAAAAAAGTCAGAAAAACAAGTAGTCCTTAAGCAGGATGCATTAACCCTAACAACTGGTAAAGAGAACTTTTTCAACCTAGAACAGCTGAAAAAGATTCGTCACACCACATCACCATCAATGATTTATGAACGCCCAGCTAAGGGTGGTGGTACATGGAAATACGTTAAGGCTGCTGATGTTATCGTGGCGTTGAATACGACGTTCGGTGGCTTTTGGGATTTTAGTATCGTAACAGATGAGGCTACTGCTTTAGAAATGGCAGTTAAGACGAAATCAGTAGTGGTACGAGGAAGACTAACAATTACCAACCCAAGCACTGGAGTTTCAGTTACGCGTGAACAATACGGTCGTAAAGATGTAATGTTTAAAAAAGGCACAAATGAGCCAGTGGACTTCGGTAACGATATGAAAGCCGCTGCTTCAGATGCTCTTAAAAAGTGTGCATCACAATTCGGACTGTTCAACGATATCTATCGAGATAATGAGCTGGTAGAAATTAAAATTGTAGCGAATGAAGAGAAAGAGGAACCTGAAAGTACTATATCTGAAAAGGTTAAAAGAGTTATCGAGCTTAATAAGAAGTAATGAAAATAATCGAAAAGTTAGAACAGGGAACACCTGAGTGGCTTGAGATTAGAGGTAGGTACTTAACTGGTACAGACGCTTATAACTTCGCAATTAAAAAAACTCCTGTTGAACAAATCTTGTCAGATAAAACTAACAACTCGTTTACAGGAAATTACTTTACAAGGCGTGGACATGAACTAGAGCCAGTCAATAGGTATATCTGGGAACAAGTTAATGGGTTAGAGGTTAGGACTCCAGGATTCATTCGTAGTGATGAATTTAGCATTGCGGGTTACTCACCAGATGGAGTAGTTTATCAAGACAACAAACCTATAGGGTTAATTGAGTGCAAATCTTTTAACGAAGCACGACACCTCAAAAATTACGAGTATGCTGAAACTACAATATTGCTTCAAATGGAATGGGGTATGTTTGTAACCGGTCTTCCTTGGTGCGATTTATGTTTGTATAATCCCGATATTTCGGATCCTGAAAAGCAATGGTTGTGTAAGAGATATAATGCTACTCCAATAATTCAAGAGAAATATGCTAGGTTATGCAGAGAATACGAAAACAACAGGAAAGCAACTATCTATTGGCAAGAGAATCATATACCTTGTGATTATTGATAGCTTTATGTGAATTTTGTTATAATCAGCCTATGAATAGAAATCAAGCAATACTTAAAGCAGTCCAGGTGATAACAATGGTTATCAATGGCGGTAAGGGATCAGGCAACTTCGGGCATGCAGGTCGTCCTGGGAAGCGAGGAGGCTCG